TCGGATTTTATAAGCACAGTGGTTTGCCTTTCTCACCTCTACCATATGCACGCAAAATATGCAGCCTTCCTTAAGACGGTTTCCTGTCCATCCCCGCAGCAAGCTGCGGGGTATTCATCAAAAATAAGTTGTTCCGGTCGAAATTGCGTATCCTGAGCCTTCGGTGTAGAGTTTGTTGAGGTACAGATAGAGGCCGTCAAGGCTCCGGTCCGCTGCAAATTCAGCCACAAAGCAGATGCAAGGATCATTTGCGTCAGTTAAGGACGGATCGTAACTGCTGTGCCGGTTAGAGAGACTCAAGGTGCACATCTCCCCGTAATCGCCTTCATCCGAATAGGTGACAATCGAGCTGATCCTCAGATCAAAGCGAATGTCGAAGCCGTCAAAGCAATCTTTGTTGTAATCCTGGTAAAGCAATGCAACTATATCCGACTCCATTCCCACCGCAGAGACTCGACCAGAGGAAACGGAGAGGTAATCTCCAACATCATCAAGCATGTACTCAGAAAAATTCTCCTCAGCTGGACTTGGGAATACTTGAAAGGGGCAGGGGTCTATTCTGCCCCTCAAAACAGAGCCATGCACCGAGGATGCTAAGCTGGCATACTGCTGATAAGGAGCGAAATAAACATAATTGGGATCCGAATAGGATCCGAGAAACCCCCAAATATCGGAATTGTCCGCTCCAGCCACTTCTTTCTCAGTCCATGAACCGGAATCACTGAAAGGCTTTTCCGTGTCATAGACAAGAAGCGTATAGCGAGAGGGCGAGAACGCAATGTAATGCCCCTGCACACAACAGGAATTATGCACTTCTGTATTTTCCGACAGGTTCGCTATGTCAAAAGTCGCATAAGAACCAGAATCAGTAAAAGGTAAAGTCGAATCGTACCTTAAAACCAGGCCATAAACGGCGTTCGGAAAATAGACAAACTGGCCATCTGTGCAGGGAGCCCCCAGGCCCTTGCAGTTGGCGCTAACGGTAGCTGCATTAAAGACGGTCCAGGCGCTGGCTGACTTGAAGGGCCTGGACATGTCATAACGCAAAATCTGGCCATGGTAAGTTGATGCTGCATTTTGATAGGGGGAGAAGTAAATGAAGTTTTCAAGGACCACTGCACCCCAATAGCCTTTTGCCACCCCGCCGGCCATGCCGCCCAGATCGTAAGCCTCCCAAGAGGTCGAAGACTTAAAGGGCTTGGTGGTGTCGTACCTCAAGATTATGCCGTTGTAGGCTCCATTGTGATAAGGCACGAAGTAGACAAATTGCCCGTCAAAGACCGCACCCCTGAAGCCTTTGGTGGTTAGGCTATCGACAGATCCGGCGTTATAGGCTTCCCAGGAGGTCGAAGATTTAAAAGGCTTCGTGGTGTCATAGCGCAGAACTATGCCCGAGACAGAGCCGTTATTATTCGGCGTGAAATACATGAACTGGCAGTTGAAAATGGGATTGCCGAAATAGCCCTTGGTGGTGAGACCATCGACAGACCCAGCATCATAAGCCTCCCAGGAGCTCGCATCTTTGAAGACACCAAAAATCTTTTGGCGCAGGACAATACCATGATAAGCGCTGCCGTTGTGGTAAGGAGTGTAGTAATTATACTCTCCGTCCGAGCCCACGCCCGAAAAGCCTTTGCAGTTCAGGCCATCCGTGGCACTCGCATCCCAAGCGTTTAGTTTGCCAATTAAAAATACCATAAGCCCCTCGTAGTTGCAATCTTATGAGACTACAAAGGTCGTATCTGTTCGCCTGCTCGTTGTATCTGCATCATCCCAGGACTCGGCATCGTCGCAGACCTCAGCACGCACATAGTTTGTACCGACATCACATGCCAGGGTTCTCCAGCTCCAGGAGTTTTTAGCCTGCCAGCCCGTTTCGTCTTTCCAGGCGTTGCCGGTCCCTGGTCCTTTATGCCAGAACCGATAGTAGATACGAGATGTTTTGTTCGCTAGGGTAGAGAATACAATTGTATTCTCATGAGCTTGCGGGCTGGCCAGGCTGGGCGTAACGGAAGTGATTGAGGCCCTTCTCACAGTGATTGCAACATCTGCCTCTGCATCGAAACTCTCCTCTCCTGCGTGCTTGCCGTCTCGCACCTGGCACTTGATGGAGATTGTCTCATAGTCCATGCGATCGATCTGGTACAAAATCCAGTTCTCACTCTGCCATCCGGTGAGCTGCTCCCAGGATGCTCCCACGGTTTCTCGATAGAGCCAGAACTTGTAAAGAATCAGATCCCCGTTGGTATCTGTAGCAGTTGCTACCACGTGGATTTTGTCGTCTACAAATGGGTCTCCTGGCTCGTTGACATAGACTTCTGTGATCGTTGGTGCCGTGTTTGAAGATACTGTAAAAGTTATGTTTGAAGTGGCATCATAACCGCCCTCGCCCGCGTTATTGCCATCTCGAACCTGCACCTCGATGGTGTTGCTGCCAATGTCCCCTGCCCCAGGAGTCCACTGCCAGGAATTTAGTTTACTCCAATCCTTGACGATCTTTTTCTTTGAGGCCGTTGCCGGTCCTGTGAGGAAGAAGCGATAGAGAATCGCATCCGAATCCACATCTGCTGCAATGCAAATGAAGTCCAGCTCGGTCCCCTGGCCTCGTGGACTGCTGAGGGAAGGCGTCAAGCTGGTTATGGTGGGCTTGGTGCCAGCACCAGTGTCGGCTGCGGTTATGGTGTAACTGGTTGTCGTATTTGCGTCATAGCTTCCCACTTCTGCATGAAATCCGTCTCTGATCTGCACCTCAATGGTGCTGCTGCCCACGTCCTCAGCTCGTGGGTTCCACTCCCATGAATTCCTTCTCCCCCAGTCCTGGACAAGTTTTTTCTTTGCTGCAGTTCCCGGCCCGGTGAGATAGAATCTGTATTGGATAGGATCGCTGTCTGCATCGGCTGCTATGCAGATGAAAGAGAGGATCGTGCCGGCTGCTTTAGGGCTGGCCTGGTTTGGCGTTAAGCTGGTGATTGTTGGGGCTGAGCCAGTGCCCGAGCCGGCAGCCGCCGTAATGGTAAACGATGCAGTTGCATTTGCATCATAGCTGCCTTCTACGGCATGCAGGCCGTCCCGGATCTGGACTTCGATGGTGCTTGCGCCTACGTCCACATGTTGGGGCTGCCACTGCCAGGCATTCTTGTGGCTCCAGTCCTGGACCAGCTTTTTCTTCGATGCTGTTCCTGGGCCTGTCAGGAAGAACCTGAAGTAGATGTTATCTAAATCAGTATCGGAAGCTACACAGATGAAGTCTATCTTTGTTTCCTCGACTCTGGGGCTGCTGAGCGATGGCGTCAGGCTGGTGATTGTCGGGGCAGATCCTGGCCCAGACCCTGACGCAGTTGTGATCGTGTATGATATCGATGTCGATTGATCTGCTACGCCTTTGTTCAATCCGCCCCGGATCTCGACATAAATGATCGAGGTGCCCACATCTTCAGAAGTGGTGCGCCAGACAAAGCTATTTCGTGACTGCCAGCCGGATAGATCCCTGAGAACTGAGCCCGTACCTGGACCGTTGAGGAGGAAACGGTACTCAAGGCCCTGGTTCGGCGAGGCAATAGCGGTGAGGATGATCTCGCAGCCGACGGCCTTGGGGCTGGCCTGGTTGGGCGTGAGAGTCAAGGAAAAGCTGGCCTTGATGTGGCTTGTTACTTCCAGCTTGCATCTGTATCCTTTTAAGATTGCATCCCAGGCTACCACTCCGTAGATCTTGGTTACAGTTGCCCCAGTAAATCCATCGTCCAGGATAGAGCGCACTGCATCGGCAATCTGGGCGCAATACTCAGCCCCACCGTCGCCAGCAGTTTCTTTTCTGGTCCTGATATCCACGACAAAAATTTGATCTGCAGAAAGAATCTGGCCGCAGAGGTCCGACAGCTCACACGAGATCTGGCTTTTTGCAGGATCTCCATAAATGTCTACAGCGCTGGCTGAGATTGCCTTATTTTTGTATATCCTGGAGCCAACCAAGGTCATGAGTGCCGAATTGCCGGTCAAGGCTGCCAGCAAATTATCAAGTGGTGTGTAGCCGGTCATCGTTTCCTCAGCTCAGATCATTGATTGCCCTAAGTATGCCTTCCTTATCTATTCCGGCCCCATGCACGGATCTTTGCCAAGACCAATTACCGGCCAGGAGAAGCCGCCCCTTGTGATCAAGTCGTCCTTCTCTACCTGGTTAGAGGTCAGAATATAGGCAATCTGTTGCAACTGCCTGCCCTCTTCTGACTGGAAGGAGCGAACCTCATCATACCACAAAACAGTGATAATTGAGTCTGAATAGACCGGATCGACATTGGCATCTACGCCGGTTTTGTGCCGCCAGATAACAGATTCGCCCATCGAGTTTGTGTATGCATCCAATAAGCTCAAATGAATAGCCTCCTGTCAAAGTTTCCAAAATCTCCGGGGCCGTGGGGCGGAGCCCCTCGATAGATGAGTGGCTCTCCGGGCCTACTGCCCATGTAGGTTTCTGCCCTGAGGTCTCAATGCCTCATGGAACTATTGGTATGCTGGTTGGTCCGAAGACATATCGTCCTGTGATGAGAGCGATTAGCAGGATTGATAAAATGTTTTGAATTAATCGCTGCTTCTTTAATTCATCGATTTCCTGTTGATTTGTTTTCTGTTTATCACATACACTTTCAACTTTTTCGGACAGCGTTTTAACATCTCTTGATATTAGCTGCAGCCATTCTCTTTCTGTTTGAGGTTCGTCTGCTGCTATTTGTTGTACCATAATGCCCTCTTACATCTATTCTACCATTTCTATCAGATTTCGATCCATCCATATTTCTATTGTGTAATCCGATATTTGATATATGTCATAAAATGGCCCTTTCTCTGCCGTTCCTGGCATGAATGGGCCGATTAATACTGTGCCTTCCTGGTCTTTGACTAGGAGGTCCTCCTTCGTCTTGTTATAGAACTTCATACCACTTCCCATCCATCATCTTACCTGACTATCGATCCCATGTACTTACGCAAAAACTGCCTGGCAGTTCTGCTTTGCAGGGTCCGATTTCCCGCGCCGGGAATAAATGTTTCAGACAGTTTTCCTCCAATCGTAAAAGACTGCACCCCCTGGTCTTGCAACTCCTTCCTCCCGCCTACTCCCGCCTGCTGAATGGCTAGGGCCTCCTCCATGCAGGCATATTTTACGTCCTGCGGGACGAATGCGCTGCTGCTGGTGCTGTTGTAGTCCAATGTAACTCCGTCGATAATCCGGGGGAAGGCCCTCTTCTGATCAGGAACACCAGCCGTTATGCCTGTATCATATTTTGTGCCCCGGAATGGCGTGCTGTCAATTGCCTGCGTTGCCTGGTTCAATAGAGATGTTTTTTGAGCTATGGTTAGGGCTAAGAGAGTCGTTGCCCTCTCGTTGCCTGAGAAATAAGTGGCTAGCTCTTCCAGTGTCACATATGCATCTAACGGCTCTGCAGAAAGTGGAGCTAGAGTAAAGCTCATTCTAAAACCACCGACCACTCATAAGAGCTGTGGCCTGCCAGGCTTGCTCTGAACCAATATGTTCCTGCATTTAGGTGGAACTGGAAGTTTCCGTTTACGTCCGTAATCTGAGCATCTACTAAGGCCGTCTTGGCTGAATTACTGAAGGCTTCGACCTTCACACCTACCATTGGATTGCCATTTTCCAGGAAAGGATCTTCTGGATCGGGATAAGCGATTGTGCCCACCGCAGAGGCCCCCCAGGCTCCGGCCCCATGAACTCCAGAGAGCTGAGCATCTATCTCAGAAACAGATGGAGCTGTAGCGTTCGATAGGGCTTTTCCTGCGCTGCCTGTTGCTGTGTGGCCACTCATTTGCTCATCCCAGACCTGATCGGCGATTAGCTCTTTGCTCGCTGGCGCAGTGTAGCTTGCAGATGCGAGCCTGGAGCTGACTGCGGCATCAAGATAGTCCTTGATCAGCTTCCCTATGCTTCCGCTGGTGGTTATTCCTGACGTGAGCTTATCCCATATTGCAGAAACAATTACAGCCACTCCTGTGGATGATGGTGAATCTGTAATGTCCATCTTTGAGCCCACGGCTGCCGGGCTTGCCGGCAGATTATCTGTCTTTGCTTTGATGGCATCGACAACCGTATCTACCGTCGCAATTGGCGCATTAACATTGTCATAGATTATCTTCGCTAGGCTGTTTGCTGTTGAATGTCCTGTGCTAATTACCTCATCGCATATTGCATCTGCAATTGCACTACCTGTAGGCGGGGTTGTGTAGCTTGCAGATGCAAGCCTGGTGCTTATCGCTGCATCCAGATTGTCCTTAATTAGCTTGCCAATTGTTGAGGCCGTTGAAACCTGGGCCAAAGCCTGATGCCATATCGATAAGATTGCTGCGGTACTCAATGCCAAAACGTTAACATCCGGTATCCCGGCTGTTCCAGGAGACGCCCAGGCTGTACCCAATAGCTGTACAGCATCGATCTCTAAATTATCAGTCCCTAGAACTATTGAGTCATACACCTTTTGAGGTATGACCATGACCTCATGGAATACTGGGCAATGGTTATTGGCATCAGTTAGAGATAATATGCCTCTCCCTAGGTGGTTTGTGTCGGCTGCAGCTAGTTCCAGGTCGTATATTCCTGCATCGTCTCCAGAGACGTGCACCATATCATTACTGCCCCCTGATGCGGTTGGAGCTGTATCGAGAACTAGCGTAGGTACATTGCCCTCATCGATCACGAAAGTCAATTTCTCATTTGTGACAGTAAGAGCTATTTCGGGAGTTATCCCGTCCGTTTTATCATAAAATGGACCCACGGATAATCTTGTTGCCGTATTGAATCTCAATAACCTCATCAGGCCCTCCTAAATCTATATTGATTCATAAGGAGTGGGATAATGCTTGCTGATCCCGTATCTTCTTCCTCGCTGCTTGGTGTCGCCCATTCTGGCTCAGGGTAGGCATACGCTCGTACCCAATACTGATCTAAATAGCCATCATAATTGGCAGAATCGTTAGCATAAGACCTCGCGAGAGCAATATAATCTGTAGTGGATATTGTATTGTTTTGATAATCCTTCAGTGCTGATGAGCCCTTTGATTGACCGTCGATCCACCATCTAAATAGCTGATTTATGTTATCTATAGCTACTTCTGCAAGATACCACGTATTTGCAGAATATGCCATAGGAGTTGGCAATGATGAATATGTGGGGGAATTTGTGACATATTTAAATTCTCCTCCATGCATTATAAGCGCGACTAGAATCTTATTAAGTCCCGTTTTTAGGTAGTCCACATAGAATATAGTTGCTGTTTCTTCTGAAAATCTACAGTATGTATGGATAATTACGCTCTTTCCTGGCGAGATCGTTTTTGATAGTTCGCGCCCAGTTGCTCCACCACTACCTTTTATGCCATAACTCCCTTCAACTTTCGTTATATTCTGCGAAGACCAACATGCTCCTGCTGTGGTCCATCTGGATAAATTGCCGAGTTCGCCATCATCAAAAAAGATAAACGTATTATCTCCGTTGCTCCCATCTGAATCACTTGACTTTCCATAGTAGATATAAAAATCAGTATCTCCACTTGATCCTATCGCGTCCAGCTCGATCCACCAGGTCCCATCTGAGGCATCATACTCCTCCCTATAATGATCCAATGGAGTAGTACCATCCGATTTAGTGAAGCGGATATCATTTGGCCAATTTAATGCATTGTCATTTAGGTAAATCGTCCCGGCTGAATTGCTGCCTGCACCTTTAATTACTGCTATTTTTTTGGCATAATTGGTCTGCGCTCCTGCTGCTGTTGCCGTGCAGGGTATTTTCGCACGATATGCATATCCAGATAGCCAGCCCATAGATCCTCACGAGTATTCATTTACGTCAAGCGATTAATTTGTATCATTATACATAAAAATTTATAAAAATAAAATTAGTAGACCACATCTCAGGCCTTAGCTATGTACATATGCCTCTAATGTACCTGCTATTGACGTGCCGGCCAGGTCGATCCAGAATTTTCCATCTGACTGCTTGAATCGGGCATTCTCGATCGGCCCAATAACGATCTCAGCAGCACCACCAGCACAAGTATAGACCAGATCACCAATTCCGGCCCTTATTGCAGGCGGGTTCACCCCTGCCTTTAAGGTGATCGTATCGGCTGCCGTGGCAGCAGAGAGATGGAACAGCAAAATGAGCTTATTTCCATCTACTGGGCCGTAGGAATGGCCATTTGTCTTGTCCAGGTTTGTGGGAGCTGCACGAGCGGCAAATGCGCCCGCCATGCTCTGCCCAGTTATTGCGGTTCTCGCCATTTATTTCACCTCACTACGGGCTTGCACATAGTACGCCCAGATTGTCCGGATACGCTACTTTTGCGCCATAGACATGGCGGCCACGCACGATATCAGCCCATCTCTTCTGATGTCTCATGGACTCGATACCGGCGATGCTATCTGCGAAGGTTATGGCATCGCTGTTGCCGAACATGATTCTATATTTTGTTGAGCTGGTGTTTGGTACGTTGTTGCTCTCCAGGATGTCAAAGCCCGCAATGTGTGCCACCCTGCCGGTCAGGTGGGCTTGATCAGATTGCCCTGGAGCTGATGCGCCTTCACGGTGGTAGTCCTTCACTATGAGACCTGCGAACCACGGAGGGACGATCATGAACCTGCCATCGGTTGGAACGTTGTTGTTGGAGAGAAGCACGCTGCAATCCTCAATGAGATTGAAGACGTTCTGCGCATCTCCGGCAGTGGTGTTAGGGGTCTTGGGGGATGCAGTGGACCCAATCAGATTTGCACTTGCGGCTTCCGTGTAAAGAGCTGCAATATACTGGTCCGTGGCGTCCTTGATGCGGTAGGCGGCGCGCCTCATGTATGGGCTGAGAATGTCCCCTGCGGCCTGCTTCCTCTGTTTATCGTAGACTAGGAACCTGAATGTCTTATCCTGGCTAATGGTGAGGATGGTGTCCGCATCAATCATCTCATCACCTTCCGCCTGGTCAGAGCCATCGACAGTATCTACGACTGTCACATCACCTACGCCGACTATGTGTACGGTGTCACCTTTGGCCGCAAATTCGCCTTCGTAATTCCTGTTGATTACGCCCGGCTGAGCGTAAACCATTCTCTTCTGGGCGGCCTCTAAAACGATGCTCGCCCAAAATTCCGGGATAAAGTTATCTATCATCTAAACTTCAGTCCTCCGTAATTCGATTTTCCTTCATTGCTGCAAGAATCTCGTCCTTGTTTTTGATGTGGTCCGCTTGACTCATGTTCTTGATCTCTGAACGCTTCCAGGTCTTCTTTCCAGGAGTGCCAGGCACGCCGGGATTGCCCGCTCCCTGGGCCGCGTTCGGAGGCTGGCTCTGCGCTTGCTGCAAAGGCGGCGCAGATTGAAGAGTGATATAGCCGTCCGTGATCATCTGCTGAATATCCGCCTCAATCTCGGTCTTATTGGACCCCAGGACCCTCGAAATGAGGCCCGGTATTTTCTCGCTTGGAACCTTGGCAAACATCAGAGCTTCCATCTTGGCCATTCTCAGATCTGCCCCTTCCAGCTTCTCGGTTGTGTTTGCGGGAGGCTTCTTGTTGGCCTTGATGAAGTCAATAGCATCGTCAATTGACATTCCAAGCTCTTTTTCAATTTCTCCATGCTTCACACCCCACCGAGCATTGAACTGTTCTTGATTCATAATGAATGGTGGTTGAGGTTCTTGCCCGCCTGCTGGTGGCACCGATGGTGCCGATGCTGGATTACCTGCCATAGAAATTCTCCCAGGATTTGAGGCTCCTGTGACCTACTTGAACCAAAAAAAACATCACCCGCCGATCTAGTCCGGCGTCAACTTATTATTGATGATTATTATTCTGCAGTTTTTCGATAAGCTTCAAGATAATGAGTGCAGTTTATATGAAACAGACCGCCGTCTATTGCTTCGCTCAGAGGAGGATATTTTTCATCATTTCCTGATAGAGAGTACATCTTGCCTTCAAACTCCGCACATTTTTTGCAGCTTCCTGAATGTGCTGGAATGAACACGAAGTCCTGCGTTTTTTCTTGCAAGCGGTTTGTTATGCCTTCTCTGAAGCTCTGCATTGTGGATTCCTGCGCCAGGACTTCTACGTAGCTGCTCATGTTCCAGCTTTTTCCGGCCTTGTCAACGAATCCGGTTATTCCGTTCTCTGCCAGATCATCCCTTATTTTAGCAGCTACCTGGACCTCTTTTTGATCTCCCAGAACTGCGCTTTTGGTGTTCTCCAGTTCCAGCTTCCTGAAAATGTCATCTACTCGTCTGTCAACTACTGAAATAACATCCATCAGTCTTGAGTATGTGCTTTTTCCTAATGCTTCGGCTGTTTTTTGGTGAATTTCTCCGAAATCTGCAATGCTCTCATTCTCAGGTGGAAGGCTGGTATCTGCTGTAGCTACGCCTTTCATGTAACTGTATGGTATCGCTTCCTGAACCCAGGTCCTGGAGCCCTCCAGGAGATCTTTTCTTATCTGTTGCATTCGTGCGGAGGAATAATCCCCAGGCCCCAGGATAATCCCGTTGATCGAGGCCAGGAGAAGCCTGTTGCATTCCTGCAGAATCTCTCGCTCTGCCTCATTGTAGAATGTTATGAGGCGTTGAGCCTGTGCGGAGATTGGGGATGTGGAGGACATAGGTCATTCACGTCTGAGTTTCGTTTCTAGTGATGGCAACCTGATCACAGGCGCTGCCGGCGCTGCCAGTTGCTGCGCTCCTCTGATCCGCTCCAGTTCCCTGTTGAAGGCGTCGCTGCCTTCTTTCAGACCCTGTAGCTCAAGCTTGCGCTCCAGGGAGATTGCCCTCATAGAGTCCCAGATTTGGGCCGTCCTGGCCGTTTCCAGCTTGTCCTCTGGAATGCCATCTTGTAGAATTACCTGAATGTCCTTCTCTTCTACGACTGGAAGTTTGAGTTGAGACCATAGATTCAGAACCTTTGGGATCGCCTTTTCTGCAGCTCTAGCATACCTGTTGACTTTTGCCACAGTTGGTATCAGCCGGATTCTCAGAGCCGTGCCGCTCTCTGCCGTGCCGGCGTCCTTCCCGGCCAATAAGACGCGGGAGAGCTGCATCATCTGTAAAATCTGGTCCATCTTCTGCTCTATTGCCATCTCCACGGACCTGAGTTCAGCCTGCCAAACCATCAGTGCCGGGGAGGCATCGCCTGGGGCTGTTATGATAGGTGCCCCTGGTTTATAGACCCACTCATCTTTTCCAAAATCGAATGTTGTCGCTGACTCTGGTATTACTGGTGTCGGATTTACAAACTTTGCCAGTACTTCATCTCTCTGGGCGAATGATAACTCCAGGGATTCGGTTAGAGAGATGACGCTTGGCTTGTAGTCCGAGCGCCCGTAGTACCTCTCACTCGTGAGCCTATTTTGAACGTGGACAATCAGGAAATCATCAACGTCTGGCTTCTGGATCCCTTCAGGATCGACCTTTAGACCGGCAAAAGCCGGAAAGTTCTTTAGGGCAATTGGCCCTGCCAGCTTTGCATTCTTCAGCTCAAAGACTAGATGCTGAATCTGACTCTTGGTATGGATTGTGAACTTTATATACAGAAGTTCCTTATTTCCAATGTCTAGCAGCTTGAATGCGCTGAAAATAACGTATGCTGTAATCCTGCGGATGTTTCCAGGCTGTACCACAAGGTACACATTCTCGGGATTGATTGCAGTGATACCGTCATCTGAGACCTCGTAAAGGCCATGGCCGTATCGGCTTGCGTCAATAAAGACTTCCTCATCCGGCCTTTCCGGCATGTTCTCTATAGGTGCCTTTACCTCTGGCTCCTCTCCTATGAGAAGATTGAGATATGAGGTCGTGGCCAGCTCCGGCCAATCAAGGATTATGACCGGTTTCTTTGTGTCCTTGGGGCTATCGGCCAGGTATGCAATATATCTCGGGAAGATCTTGTCATGCAGGCCATTGTAGATTGCCCTCATTAAGGCGTGCTCTGCCAGCCTGGCCGACTCGTCAGCGTCCGCGGGCGGCCATTCGGCCCCATCCCTGATGAAATCGAGACTAGTGAGCATTTTTTGTTATCCTGCCTGCTTCTTCTATGATCTTCTGGTCGTTCTCTTTGATCTTCTTGTAACAATCCAGGCAGCAGAGGCGGTCTGCCAGTACTGTAAGGCCGAGCTTGTTTTCTGTGATCCCAGTGATATGCGGGACTATGGGTGTGAAGCGGATCTCCTGAATAGGTACTGGGAAGGCAGAGCCAATCCCGCCACCACAAATTAGACAGATCATAGCCTACCACCCCTCAAAATCTCCTCGCCGTACCAGACACCCTGCGCCAGGCTCATGAGCATATCGTCATTCTCTCCTTCTTCTGCCTCGAATTTCGTGTTCCCCTGGGCGCTCAGTTCCGCCCTGAAGCCCAGCATTTCTTTTTCCAGCAATGGAAGAATCGGCATTGCGGGATTGATATGCAGCTTTCCGGCATCGAATGCTCCCAGGAGCTTGCCGATCAAGCGAGGCTTTCCGACATGAATTCTATTTCCCTGTCGAGTTGTACTGTTCCCTGCTGTGATTGTGATCTCTTTTACCGGCATGCCCTTTGCCTTCAGAATGTCGGCCACTGCTGCCCCTACCCCTGTTGCATCGAGGATGAATTTTGGCGGTTCCTTTTCCCAGAATTTCTGATTTTTGTAAACCGTTACTGCCCATGAGGCAATCGACGGCTCTGTTGGATGATCGTAAGGCAGCTTCTGCTTTCTGTTTAGGGCCACGAGATCGTATTCGAAGCGTCTTTTTGCCTTCACCATGTGCATTTTTAGGACGGAAATTGCGCTCCAATCCCTGATCTTCGCAGGGTCGAATGAGATAATGTGAGTCATATTTCTACCATTGCCACGTCATTCGAGAGTGCATTCATGATTGATGTGCTCGTGATTATCTGGGACTCTTCGTCCACGAACTTGTTGAAATACTCCTGAAGATACCAGGCCTCACCATGCTCTTCAAGCTCGTCTTCCAGGAAGTCCTTGGAGATCCTGGGGCAGTCATCTGCCGAGACCAGGAACCATTTCCACCTCCCTTTTTCTGTGACACCTTTTCTGCGTTTATCCCAGATGTCCCAGAAATGCCCACGTTTCCCGAAGGGCGTGGACATCAGAATATGGCGACCATTTGAGACGGCCAGCATGGGCCTGACTGACTTGTAGAGAATGTCCAGGACCCGGCTCGCCTCATCCTCCAGCAGCAGAGTTACGGCGGATATGCCCCGAACGGTCTTCTCTGATCCAGGCAAGGCCATGAAGCGGTTTTTATTTTTGAACTTCACAGATAATTTGGTATCCTCATCCAGATAATCAGATGCAAGCTCTACTGCACTTCGAAATTCATCGAACTTCTGCATGAGCTCGCCGGACTGCCTGATGCCGGGAGCCACGCAAAGGCCCACAGTCGGGCGGCGGTAAATGCATTCATGCAGTGCCAGGGCGGCAGAAGTTGTGGATTTCCCGCTCTGGCGGCTGCAATTCAGGATGATGTACTTTTCACGACTTGATATCAGGTCCTGCTGCCATGGGTCCAGGTTGAGGCCCAGGACCTCTTTCGCCCATAGAACCGGGTGAATCGTGTAAAGCGCGTCGTCGTCTGCGTTCCAGGAGGGTGTCAATGAGCTTTTGTTTTGCTTCCTGGTCGTTGTCTACCGCCTCCAGTAGGGCGCGTCTGGTATCTTCCATCTGCTCAAAGACATCTGCCATGCGGCTCTCTCCATCATCCCCGGAAAGCTCCAGTTCAGCTTTGATTATCTCGCATGTCATCTGCTGGCCCTGCCGCCAGTACAGGGCCGCCGATCCCAGGGAAAGGGCCTTCTCTTCTCCGTCTGCGAGCTTGTAGGGGCTGCCCAGTTCCAGGTCTACGAGGAACTCTGCCCTGGCTTTGGCCTTGTTCAGTAGCTCCAGGGAATCTATGATCTTCGCCTTGCCGGCTGCCAGCCTCTCCTCGTGGCCCTTTTTTTGCTCCTCGGACCATTCTTCAGTTGCTGCCACCTGGATATTGAAGCGCAGCCTCTTGTAATCATAGATTATTGTCTTCGGTATTGAAAGGTCTCTTGCAATCCTGCTTGGTCTGTGGCCCTTCAAAAGTCTTGCTTCAATTTCTGGGATGTCTTCTGCTATTGATTCATACATCTAGATTCTTCCTTATGGAATTTTTCCGGATTTCCGAAATTTTCCGGAATTTTTCCGGAAAACTGAAATAACGAGAACGGCGGGCCGGGTGTGTAGCAAGGGAAATCGGGAGTGAATTAAAGATTTAGCCCGGCCCGCCGGTCACAGAGTGACAGAGAGCCCTCTTCTACCATTACCGTCATCGGTCTTTTCTCCTAATGGGTATTTCCGGGACGCTCGCGTCCCCGGGCGTTCATGCTCGATCTGTCGGCAAAGGCAGCTTTTTAAAGCAAGACCGTCCTGGGGGCTTCACAGAGAAGGCAGCATGTTTCCTAAAGGGCGGTCATTTCCGGGCTGGTGTCGAGCCAAAATATGGGAGCAAAATTGATTTAGTGAGGGAAAATGCCGGATATTGCACCAACCCGGCCCCAGCTATCCGGTGATTGACGTGATTTGACGTATTGGAGGCCAAGACAGAGGATAGGTCCTATCCTCGCTTTACTTTTGGCTGAAATTGGTGAAGTTGTGTCCTGATACAAACCCCAAGCCGGGATAAAAAGCCTGGACGAGTTAACCTCCTGGACCAGCGCAATACCAGACACTATAAGAATGACTCTTTTCTGGCGCGCAAACCCCTGCTTTACGGGGTGCAAAAGATGCTTATAAAATTGTGCTGAATAGAATTGACACGATAATCGTTATGCAGAGGTGCTTTAGAGAGGAAGTCCGCGAGACAAGCGAAACTCCAGCCTATTTTTCTTGTAGTGGTCCCTCAAAACGGAATAATGAGGACCTCTGCTCCAGATGCTGCGTTGCTTATGATAGTTGATCTTCTTCTTGCCCGCTGACCTGAGCACTCCCGAGATCTGCAGGACCTTGGCTATGCCCTGAGTGGGAAGGCCCAGCTCTTTGTAATCCACCTTCTCCTGACTCTCCAGAATCAAGAGCGAATCAGGGTCAGCGCCAGCGTCCGCTAGCATTTGTAAGGTATCTTTTGGCCTGAACGGCATAAAAACCTCTATTTCTGATTTGCCAACTTTGCAGCCTTAGCCCAATCTTCCAACGTCGGGGCTCGTGGGAGGTAGAGCACAGAGCCGGGAGCTTCGCCCAGCTCCTCAACGTAGATCTCTTCCAGCTTTGGATCTGCCTCAATCATGGCCTGCAGATCGGCATCGAGCTTGGCCATCTCTTTGAATAGCGCCACTTCTTCCATCTTAAAGAACGTATCTGACGTCATCATTTATATATTATTCTGCCTCTCTTCTGCGCTTTCAACCTCCTGTATTGCTCTATTTCCGGCCTTGATCTTCTCATGGGCGACGACACTTTAGGTTCAGTGCCGCAGTTCGGACAATAGGGAATCTGTCGCGCGTCGAAAATGACGTCCTCCTGCTTGCAATGTGGACAAATTCGAGGCCGGAAGATGGTCATGTCCTCAAGCACTACCTTCTCAAAACCCCAGAAACGGCCAGCTTTGCCACCATGATGTTCAGTGGCAAGTCTTGTCCCAGGTTCCCGGAGGGGCTCAAGAAACATCGATGGAGTCCCCCCAAAAGGGTCTGCTCACGGGCCGGGAAGCCTGAACATTATGAGGAACTGTAATTCTTATTATATTTAAGGATTTGTAATAAGGGGATGTCCAATTCACCACTGCACCCCCAAAGCAATCTCAGAGAGATCGGCATGGAGGGGCTTAACCTGGCTCATGACGGCCTTGGCCAGGTCCTCAATATCGCTATCCAGTCCAGGAAAGTGCATCATGCGCGCCATCTCGGCCATAACCTTGAAGCTCATCTGAAGGTCAGAGGGAAAGCTGTGCATGTTGTACTCGTCTTCCCTGAGACGGCCTGTGATCTCCCCCAGAGCGGTTCTGGTGCTCTCCAAGGCAGCGGTGCAGGGGCGGCACATCCTCAATCCGCCACCTCCTGAATCTCGATAGTTACCAGAACACGCTTTCCTCTGGCCCCTTCCAGGAACTGGTTTGCATCTCCGATGATAGACCCCGGCATTTCCAGGCTGAAATGAACGGAGCCCATCATGCCAAAACTGGTCAGGAGAGTTCCAGCAAACTCCTTTCTCACGCGGTCGCCCCCATTAAAGGGGCCTTTTGCCTAAGCTTGAGATCCTCAGTGCTTAGGCTATTGACACCCACAATTTGGCACATCTCGCTCTCACCACATTATTCTGCGAAACATTCCCGGTGAAGCGCAATCTACAGGCGCAACGTGTTCCCTGCCAAGCGCCCACACACTCGGACAGGAAAGATGCCGCTCGCTGCATGCCTGCGTCCACCTCACCGCATAATCGAACAAGTCGCGACTATTTAAATATTGTAGTAGTCTTACAGATAAACTGAGCCTTAGTTTTGATCAAGTAAAAATTAGTGAAACATACGAAGCATAACGATTAATCAGACAGGTATTATAGATCAGAACGTGTCAATTCATGCAAAACAGTTTTATATTTTGCTGACAAGTACGGAAAATACGAATAAGTGCTACGAATCCGATATAAGATATCTGTCTACAAGTGTGGGATGAAGGCAGAAGAATTATGTCTTCGCGACGAAAGAGTATGGGCTCCTTCGCCGCGAATTACAAAGCCAGTGGTGAGAATGGCTTTGCGATGTGCCGAACCTGCCGGACCTCTAGAGCACCAAGAGCTAATCAAGCCATAGCCAACCTAGAAGAGGCAAGTCTATGATATATGTAGAGCAACAAGATAAAAGGCTTTGCGTTATAGCTTATTGCACAGCTACAAGCTTTTTTGGCCTTTCTCTAGCCCGAAAGCAGAATGCTACGAAGCATCCGAGCAGCAAGCTGAAGGGGATTACATCCAAAATTAAAATAGAAAGATTGACACGGAGAGCTGCCCTTGCTCTCCGAGGCCTGTTGCGAGTCTTTGGGAGGTTCGCAAAACCACAACGCGGTCCGGAGTTGCAATCATGAATCTCGGAACTGGCTGGGGTTTACAGGCATGAATCAGCTTATCGTCCCAACTATAAACGATTTTCGATCTGCGCAGGAGCTTTCCTCCAACAAGCCAGCTCATCTCAAGAGAACCATTGCCGAGCTCGAGGCCAGGATAATGGAACAAGATTCTCTTATTGCCCAGCAAAATGGGGGCATCGAGAACCTGGCCCACAGGCTCAAGCAGCGAGAGCTTGAGCTAATCGACATCAAAAAGATGCGCGACAAACCGGGCCAAGGACCCAATAATACTCCTGAAGACTTCAATCACTATCTCGAAAAAACGAAGCTGGAGAAGGCCAACAAGAACATGGAGGCCCTGATCGAGGAGTTCGAGGAGGGTTTCTGGACCCTCTTCACCGAGCAGCGCCATGGGCTGGATGAATGCCTGAAGGCCCTGGAGCAGCTCCCCGCCACCCCCGAGACGAAAAGCCTCTACGCCCATATCAAGAAGGAGTGGCAGGCCGTCGAGGCTGCCAAAAAGCGCAACATAATCACTCCCGTAAACGCGCTAAGGCAATTGGCCGACCTGGAACGGGCCGTTGTAACATTCGTCCTGGGCAGGCCCAGGCTGAGTTTGACCACCGCAGAGGTGTTTCGGGCCGAGGTTCTCCGGGAGGCTTTTGTAACAGACTCTAAGCTGAAGAGTCTCTCGACTAACGATTCCATAAGGATCATCTCGACAAGAGAGGAAAAGAAGATCTACCGGGAGCAGGGCCTGCGAGCCATGCGCCGGGCCGCCTCGCTTTTCCCGGATATGATCAAATTTGAGAAGAAGGGCAAGGCTGCCAGGATCATCAAGACAGGAGAAGGGCTAAATTTGGCCCACCGATACATAATAACAGTTTGTTACATGATTTACCTTTGTAACAGTTTGTTACAATCCTTCGGCGAGATGCCGGATGGAGTAGTTTGTACATTAGGGGGAATCTTCAGGGATACAGTGGCCTTTTGAGATAAATTAATCAGGGAATATGGCATGTAACAGGATGTTATGTTAGTTTACGGTGTATTTGTCTCGGGGGTTTAGGTCGGGGTGTATGAGGGGGCTAGAGAGAAACGGGGTCGTAACAAACTGTTACAATAGTGAGTCGCGAAATAACGGCCTCAATGAAAACGTCTATCTGATAAGATGAACCGAAAAAAAGGGCATTTTTGCCCCTTAAAATTCAGATCCTGATATTCATTTAAGACAACGGTGTAAACAGGAGCGAATATAATAAATAAAATTTATTAGAATAGCTTCATAGAAAAACATGGAATACGCTTAAATACGGAAGATTAAGAAAGCTTTGTATATGGGTGTAGTGAAGGCAAAAGTAAAAGTTACGGCGTCTATCAAAGGAGACCTTGTCGATTGGATAGATAAAGAAGTGGACAAGAGTCGCTTTGCCAGCAGAACTCATGCTGTGGAATATGCCCTAACTAAGCTTAAAGAAGCCGACAATCTAGCGTTTCCAAACTAGCATTCAAACCTAGATCGAGCTTTAAGCATAACCCAGAAGAATACAGACGGCAGTATAGAGAAATAGGAATAAAACTTAGATAAAATACATTTCAGTCCAGGGCTGGTACCCCTGGACCGAAAAACCCCTAAGAACGGAATTCAATTATGATAAAGATAGCTTTAGCTGGGATATATAGTTTTGCATCAGAACCGCCCAATCACAATCTACTAAAGGATTTTCTCAACAAAATTAAAATATTTTCTTATTTGTAACCAATAATAGCTTGTAAAAATTGTTTCCGGCCCAGGTGTTACGAGCACCTGGACTGGGATACTCCGAGCAGGAGCGTTCGTGTATGGTAAATTTAGCCTTGGCTAGAATAAATACCTTTGGGCCTTCACCCAAAGCCGATTTTGTACCGCCAGATGATCCTATTCTTGAAATCCCCGCATCGGAGCTGCAGGCCCTCTATAACTCCTCTGTGGCCTTATTCAATGATATCTTGGACATTGCCAGGGAGGAGCGGCTACTAGACAAGAAAGATTCCGCCGAAATGCTAATCAATGCTCAAAACATTATTAAAAACGAAAAATCGCCTATCCAGAAGCTTATTTTGCTCAATGTATTCATACAAAGAGCTTTCAAGCCCATCAGAGAGGCCATAAGCCGAAGGCCTGCTGCCAATGCCACAGAAAAGATAATTCAGGCTTCCACAAAGATCAAGCTCCGGGCCATGATGCTCTATGAGCATGTAAAGACCATCGCGAAGGGGGAGAATAGAAAGAAAGATTTTGCGTTTGGCTCTCCAGATGTTCGTACATTCCTGGCGGGCAAAGAAGGCCAGGCCCCTAGCCGACGTGATGCAATCCGAGCAATGGAGAAAGCGGAAAGTCTCTTCCCAGCTCTGCGATGTGAGCACACCCCCAATGATGGTCGCCAGACCATGCGCATTATCGCCAAGGTTGACGATTTAGATTATTGTACAATTATAAAAGATAATCGCGAACGTGACAAATGGCAACGGTTCAGAATGACTGAGGTACTGCCCTTTATGAATCCTAATCCAAACCCAGTATAAAAGCTGTCCACTAGAATTCACGTAAAATACATAAATACCGGATTGATATAATTATGCTTGATGCTTGCTTTAGTTGATCTGCTACTATCGTTTCGGTTTCGTTTCTATTATAATAGCAGAAGAATATTATCTATTAGGCTAGATAGATATCCTCTTCAGACCGTTGCCAAAGGAAACGCAATATACAACCCACATCCCGCACGTCTCTCTTCAGCCATAGTATTTTTCACATTCTTGGCCAAACAGCTTTATAATTTTAATTTGTTCTTCATTAAGGTTTATGATTTCTCGATGAATAGCCCCCTTCAAT